GGCCTCTTCGGCTCCCACCACACGGGCGGCATCGTCGGACAGGCAACGTCCACGCGCGAGGTGTCGCCCCTGGTGTTCGCCGGGGCTCCGCGCTTCCACTCCGGCGGCTGGCCGGGCCTTGCCGCAGACGAGGTGCCTATCATCGCGCAGAAGGGCGAGCGTGTGCTGTCCAAGGGCGAGGTCGCGGCTGGCGCTGCTTCCTCCAATATCTCCGTCAACGTGGTCAACCGTTCCGGCCAGAGGGTGCAGGCGAGTTCCGCCAAGGCGGTTCAGGACAGCACCGGCACGCTTATCACGGTGATTCTGGACGCGCTGGGAAACAACACAGGCGGGCTCCGTGATGGGGTTCAGGCCGCAGTGGGTGCGAGGTAACCTATGACCATTCCGGCGTTCCCCAGCACCCTCCCTGCCCCGCGCGCGACCATGACGGGCAGCGTGTACTTGCCCCAGGTGCGCGACGAGTCTGACGCGGGCTACGTGAGCAGCCGCAAACGCTTCACCAAGTCGCGCGAGAAGTTGACCGGCTTCGGCTGGGATTACCTCTCGGACGCGGACTTCGCCACGCTTTTGGAATTTTTCCTGGCGAACCAGGGCGGCACCTTCACCTGGACGCACCCGATCACGAGCGCGAGTTACGTCCTGGGCAGCGCCGTTGACGAGTTGCAATACCAGCACTTGCCCGGCGGCGGGCGCTCCGTGGAATGGCCCCTTGAGGAACGGAGCTAGCCATGCCCAATGAGCTTTCCGTCACAGTCGTCAACGAGAAGAACCGCCTGTCCAACCCGGACAGCGTTTTCTTGTGCGCGCTGGAAATCACCATCCCCGGCACGGATGAGCCCGCCCGCGTGGTGCTGAACACCGAAAATATCACCTGGCGTGGCGAAGTCTGGCAGGCCGTGATCTTTGAGATCGAGGGACTGAAGGCCAGCAGCACCAATGAGGTGCCGCAGGTGACGGCCAGGGTCAGCAATGTCAACCGGGTCATGGAAAAGTACATTCAGGACTACGACACGCATTGCAAGCTCAACGGATACGAGCCCATTGATGTCACGATCTATGAGCTGAACACGGCGGACCTCGCCAATGACAGCCCGTGTGTTGACCATGTTTTCACCCTGAAGCAGCCGAGCCTTGACCAGAATTGGGCCACGTTCCTGCTCTCGGCCAGCAACCCGGCCAACCGCCGCGCGCCGTTCAACGCCATCCGAAAGAACTTTTGCTCCTATCGCTTCATGGATCTTCGCTGCGGGTACATGGGCCTCGCCACAAGCTGCAAAAAGACCCTGACCGCCTGCCGGGAACTCGGCAACTCGCGCCGCTTCGGCGGTGCTCCTGGCGCTGGCAAGACGGGCTTGACATTGGGGGCCGGAGCATGAGCGCGCGCACCATGCCCCCCCTGGCTGACCTCATCGGCGTTCCTTTCGAGGACTGCGGGCGCGACCCTGCGCGCGGCATGGACTGCTGGGGATTGGTGATGGAGGTTTACCGCCGCACGGGCGTTGAGGTGCCGGACTACGGCAAGAGCGTGCCGAGCGCCTACGCCAGCGCGGACGCTGACGGTCAATACCGCGCAGCCGACACCACGGGAAAGTGGCGCAAGGTGGACACCCCGGAACCCGGCGACCTCGTAGCCATGCACACGGACATGAGGATGCCCGGAGTGGTCAACCATTTCGGCGTATGCCTGGGCGGCGGAAAGTTCATCCACACCTGCCGCAACCGCAAGTGCGAGGTTGCGCGCCTTGGGGCCATCGAATGGGCGCACCGCGTCCGGGGGTACTACAGATGGCAAGGGTAACCCGCCACAAGGACATGGACGCAGCCCTGGTCGCCGTCGGCAAGCCCGTGATCGTCTGCGGCGTGGGCAACGTGCTGGACCCGGTTTGCACGCGCACCAAGCATGAGCGCCCCGCCGGACGCACCGCCCGCGCCTACGCCTTGGAACTCTGGCCGCTTCTGCCCGCCGGGCGCGTGGTCAACGTGGCCGTGGACGGCAAGTTCCTGGGCAGCGACACCAAGGCCCTGGAAACGGTTCTGGGGCCTGGGCAGTCACTGGTGCTGGCCGTGGCCCCCGGAAACAGCGGCGGCGGCAGCAAGAACGTGTTCTCCACCGTCAGCATGATCGCGCTGATGGTGGCCGCGCCGTACATGGTGCCTGGGTTTATGGCGAACGGGCTTGGTGTGGCCGCGTTCAATACCGGCATGTTCAGTTCTGTCGGCGGCGCGGTAGGGTTCGCTACATCTGCCCTAGGCGGTGTTATCTCCCTCGGCGGCTCCATGCTCATTTCCGCCTTCGTCGGCACCGGGGCTACTGCTACATCCGCAAGCGCAGCCAGCGCCACACAGGCCAGCCCCTCCTGGTCCGACGCGCCGAACCCCGTTGCCGAGGGCGGACCCTGGCCCGTGGTCTACGGAACGGCCAAGATGAAGCCCGTCTGTATTTCGTGGAACAAGCAATACGACGGCGACGACCAATACCTGAACTGGCTTGGAGCCATTGCCGACCACGAGATTGACTCCATTGGGTCCATCTACATCAACGGCAACCCCCTTGAGTTTTACGACAACATCACCTCCGAGGTGCGCACAGGCACGCTCGACCAGGAGCCGGTCAGCTTCTTCAAGGAAACGATCAGCGAAAAGACAGTCAACATGAAGCTGTCCACGGAGTACGTGACGGCACGCACGGACGGAAACGCCTGCCAGGGCCTGGGCTACATCCTGCTTTTCAACCAGGGCCTGGGCTACATCGGAAACGATGGTGCCTACACCAGCCAGAGCGTCACCGTGCAGGTGCAGTACCGCAAGGTGGGCGAGACGGATTGGGTTGATTACCAGACCATCACCTACACCGAGGCCACCGGGACGCCGCTTTATAAACTGATCCGTGCCGAGGACGTGGACGCGAATGGCGGGCAGTTCGACCTCCGGGCGAAGTTCACCGCAGCCCCGCCCACCGGGACGCGCTACCGCACGGACTGCTACTTCGTGGGCATCCAAGAGATCGTGTACGATGAGTTCTGCTACCCTGGCCGCGCCCTGCTGGGCCTGCGCATCCTCGCCAACGACCTCATCAACACGTCAACGTCCATCACTGTGGAGGCCGTTGTCACGCGGTCCACCGTGCAGGTGTGGAACCCGACGCTGACCGTCCCGGCCTTTGAGAGCAAGCCCGCCGACTACCCGGCCTGGGCCGCTTGGGATTTCCAGTACAATTCGGACTATGGCGGCCGCACGCCCGTAACGCGCATCGTGTATGACGCCTTTGAAGCCTGGGCCGAATGGCTGGAAACGAAGCCGCTGTACCGGGTCAACCTCTGCATGGACTCCGTTTCCACGCACCAGAGCTGGATGGAACAGATCGCCATGCTTGGGCGCGGGGCCGTGGTGCCGCTGGGCTCAAAGTTCACCTGTATCGTGGACCGCCCGGAGCCGCTGCCAGCCAATCGCTTGCTGTTCAACGTGGGCAACATCCGCAAAAACAGTTTCTCCGAGAAGTTCCTGTCCACCGAGGAGCGCGCCAACTGCGTCGAGGTCACATACAAGGACAAGGATTCCGACTACTCGGAGCAGACGCTTTCCTGGTTTGGCGAGGATTTCAACACCTCGCCCGAAGTCTCCAAGGTCGCGCAGGTCAAGCTCCTGGGCTGCACCAGCCTGGAACAGGCGCTGATGGAAGCGGAATACCGCCTGAAGAAAAACCGCTACCTCACGAACACCGTCACCTTCGGCATGAACGTTGAGGCCATCGGGAACATCCCCGGCGACGTGATTGCCGTGGGGCATGACGTGCCGCAATGGGGCTTCGGTGGGCGCGTCGGGAGCGCCACCGAGAATGTCACCGTACCCGGCGAGGGCGAGGCCCCGGACGTGACCACGGCCACCGTCACCCTTGACCGCGAGGTGACGATGGAGCCCGGCACCTCATACGCCGTCCAGGTGCGCCTGGCCGACGACACGTTCTTGGAATACCCCGTGGCCGCAGTCACCGAAACAACCACTACGGACGTGCTCACCATCGAGGATGGCTGGGACGTGGACGGCCAGCCGGAGAAGTTCGACCTCTTCCAGTTCGGTCCGGCTGGACTCGTCTCGAAGCTCTTCCGCATCCTGTCCATCCAGCGCACCACTGATTTCACCTACACCTTGGCCTGCCTGGAGTACAGCGAAGGTGTGTACGACGACGCGGTGACGGTCCCCACGGTGGTCAACGTGTCCAGCCTGCCGGGTGTAACCGGCCTTGCGGCGGTTGAAAACCTCCAGATTGAGGGCAGCAACCCCATTTCGTCTGTGGCGCTCTCTTGGCGCGGGGTCGGGCTGTCCTGGACGGTCAGCTTCCGCAAGAGCGGCGACACCGCCTGGACGCCCCTGGCCGTTATCCAAAGCCCAGGCTACACGGTGTACAACCTCCTGCCAGGCTTCACCTACGAATTCAAAGTGGCGACCAGCAGCGAGTCGGACACCGTGACCCTGGCATTCGTGGGCCTGCCTGTGCCTCCAGACGTGACAGGGTTTGTGGCCGTTGCCAGCGCTAATGGTCTGGGCACCTACAAATGGCTGCAGGCTGAATTCCCGCTGCTCACTGGATACGAACTCCGGTACGCCCGCAAGGGGGCATCCTTTGATTTCGACTCCGCGACGGTGCTCACCAGCGCCACCCGTGGCACTCTCGTCACCAACGCCGCCCTGCCCCCCGGTGAGTGGACGGTAGGCATCAAGGCTGTGGCCGTGGGCGGAAAGTACTCTGCCACAGCGGCAACCTATGACATCATCATGGGCAACACCAACTCCGTCATCGTGCAGGACGCCCAGGCCACGGCATGGCCAGGCACCCTCACCGACATGGTGCTGCATTACACGGGCAAACTCGTACCGCTTTCCACAATGACAGCGGCCGACCTGGGCATGCGCACGTTCACCGAGTTCGTACCCGAGCCCGTGGCCTCGTGCTCCTACGAGTCTCCAGAGATCGACCTGGGCGCGGACGTGAGCGCTGCGCGCCTGTGGGCCACAGCAGAGGCCGTGCTCGGCCCCGGAGTCACCGGCTCTGCGGACCCGCAGTTCGAGGTTGATTTCCGCACCTCGGACGGGGAGTACGGCGGCTTCCGGCCTTGGTCCGTGGGCGTTGTTCCGGCCCGGTTCGTCAAGATGCGCGTCGTCATGGATCCCACGACCGGCGCGGCCACGCTCAATGAATTTATGCCCACCGTGGACATCCAGCCCAAGAGCGTGCCCTTCGGCCCGGTGGATATCTCCGCAGGCGGCAGCGCCGTCGTCTTCGACGAGGCGTTCTACGTCCCGCCCAAGGTCTA